CTGCACCAGCTTCGTGCCGGATTCCGTCTCGACGAAGCCCTCGAAGATGCGTCGCACCAGCGCGGCTTCGGCGTCGTTCACCAGCAGCTTGCGATCTCGCGCATCGTAGCCGAGCGGCACGAACCCACCCATCCAGATCCCGCGCGCCCGCGACGCCGCTACCTTGTCGCGGATGCGCTCGCCGATGACCTCGCGCTCAAACTGCGCGAAGCTGAGCAGGATGTTCAGCGTCAGGCGCCCCATGCTGGTGGTCGTGTTGAAGGACTGCGTCACCGAGACGAAGGTCACGCTGTTCGCGTCGAACACCTCCACCAGCTTGGCGAAGTCCATCAGGGCGCGCGACAGGCGATCGATCTTATAGACCACCACCACGTCAATCAGCCCGCGCTCGATGTCGGCCAGGAGCCGCCGCAGCGCCGGGCGCTCTAGCGTGCCGCCCGACACGCCACCATCGTCGTAGCGGTCACGGACCAGCACCCACCCCTCCGAACGCTGGCTGGTGATGTAGGCATCGCAGGCCTCACGCTGCGCGTCGAGCGAACTGAACTCCATGTCGAGCCCTTCCTCGCTCGACTTGCGCGTGTAGATGGCGGCGCGGATCTTCCGCACCGTGGCCGGCATCGCGGTCTCGACGGTGGGTTTGCGTTTCATGCGGATCCCCTCCGGTTCTTCAGGCCAAAGAACAGCCAACCATTCCAGCGCGTGCCGGTGATGGCCCGCGCGATGGAGGAGAGCGACTGGTAGGGGCGACCCTGATACTCGTAGCCATCGTGCAGCACGGTGACGCTGTGCTCGACGCCCTGGTACTCACGGATCAGCCGCGTGCCAGCGATCGGCTTGTCGTCGCCGCGGATGCGGCGGAGGACGGGGTTCCCGCCATCGAGTTGTTCACCCAGGGCCTCGAGGCGCTGGATCGTCTCGGGCTTCAGGCCGCCATAGGCGAGCTCTTGGATGCGGTACCCAAGGCGGCTTTCGAGGAAGCGCCGGTTGTAGGGCGGTGGCTCTGCCGCGAAAAGTTCTCGCCACTGCTGCTTGAGGCCCGGCGTGGGGGTGGTCTTGAGGGCCGCGAGCCGGCCCAGCACGTCGGCTGGCGGAATGGCGGGGATGGTCGGCGCCGGCGGGGTGCCGGCTTTGGATTTGGTGGCGCGTGTCATGCGAGTCTCCGGTTGGTCCGGTTCGCATGACGGCGCTGGTGGGCCGGGAAGTGGAGGCAACTCTCTCCGCGGTCAGCAGCCTCGCGCGCAGCTTCTTCGGCAGCGCGGCTGCGCAGCCGCAGCAGGCCGGCGGCCAGGATGTTGCAGACCTCGCGGAGGTGCGGCGGGAGGTGGTGATTGGTCGGGGTCGGCAGGGGCATCGCGATCCAACACGCATGGTCCTGCCTGTTATGTACGGATTCGGGGTGGTGCCGTTCTCACGGCACCACGCGAAGCGCCTCGATCACGCCGCCGTCTGCTTCGCCTCCGATCCGAACATGGCCCAGACATCGCGCAGCCGACGCTTCATCGTGCTCTCGTCGGGTACCCTGCCGCCCTTCGCGGCAAACCAGCCCTGCACATGTCGGATCAGGGCGCCAAAGGAGTCCGGCACGCCCTCGAAGTAGATTAGCCGGCATGCTTCGAGCCGAGCCGCATCCCAGTCATAAGTCGGCTGCGAGCCGCGTCCTCCGGCCTTCGCGCCAAGCACGATGTTATCCAGCGCCTCCTCGGTGGCCGCGTAGCGCGCGAGTTCCTCGTGGCGCACGCCGACCTCGTCACGGATGACGGTGTAACCGCGATCCTCGTCACTCGTGCTGACCAGCCGCCGGTAGCAACCTGATTCGGCGGCCAACCAGAAAATGGTCTGCGATCCGTGCCGCAGAACGAACCACGCATCGTCCGGCTTCAGATCGACGAGGCCCTGCACACGAAGGCGGTCATCCGGGATCGGAACGGCATCGCCATCGAGGGCGACCTCGTAATGACCATCCTCGACAAGCAAGCCAGCCACCGCGGTGCAGAGCTGGATCTTCCGCTCAGATACCAGCACCGACATGTCGAGCAGGGACAGCCCAAGCCGCTCGGACACTTCGTCGATCTGATAGAAAACCTTCTTCTTCGGCGGGTTCGCCATCGCGTCCTCCATCAGCCCGCACGCATGCTGCGCAGGCGCCGATAGGCCAGCACGACGCGACCCATGTCCTTGCGCATGTCGGGCGGCAGGCGCTCCGCCTCGACAAACAGCGCGTCGAGGGGAATGCCGAGGATCGCCGCGGCGCGCTGGACCACCTCATCGCTCGGGGGCTTGTCGAGATTGCGCTCGATCCGTGACCAGTAGCCGGGGGAGATCCCCATCCGCTCGGCCAGATCGTTGAGCCCGATCGCGAGCTCCGTGCGCCGGGCGCGCACCACATCGCCGAAAGCCATCACACGCCTCCTTCCACCAGGCCGTAGCGCGACAGGCGCACGGCGATGAACCGCTCGGACACACCGAAATCGCCGGCCAGCGCGGCCAGCACGCCGGCGAGGGCGTCATGCGGATTGCCGGCCGCGACGATGGGACTGGCCGGCCGGCCCTGGTGCGGCCCGCGGCAAAGCCGCAGCCCCTCGCTGCGCGCATAGGCCAGCAATCGCGTGTGCAGCGGCACCGGCGGCGCCAGCAGGGCGCCCATGAACTCATTGGCGCGCGCCTCGGCGCCGCGCCCCTGGCGTTCGAGCGCCCGCGGTGAACTCGCCACCGCGTGATAGCGCTGGTCTCCCCTGGCCAGCGCCGCCGGCACGTCGAACAGCAAATGGCCGAGCTCATGCGCCGCCGTGCTCAGCGCCAGATCAGGGCGATTGGCCGTCATCGGTCCATTGACCGCGATGTAGGCCCATCCCGGCTCGTGCGCATCGATGTCGCACAGGCCGAGCACGGTCTGCCCGAACTCATCGCGCAGCGCGCGGCCCAGGTCCCAGGAGACCGCCAGGCGCTGCCCGTTCACCTCCACCGCGCGACAGGCGTCGATCAGTGCCGGGAGGGTCAGGGCGAGGCTGTCCGGCTCGCGGGGGACCTGCCGCCGGACCTGCGCCGCGACGGCGCGAATGGCTGGGGCAGCGGCGTCCAGGCGCGGGCTGAGCGCCGAGGCTGCGGGATACGCGATTGCGATTGGCATAGGAACCAGGTCCCTGGCTTGGAGATGATTGGGCAACGGTAAGTTCACTTTATGTTCCTCTCCGCGAGGGAGTCCAGCACTCTCGGCAGGAGGGGGTGCGGTGGTCGCGGCTATCCCGCACCCCCTGGTGCGTAAGTGATTGATGGGGAGTTCTAACGTATTGATTCGTTATGGGGTGCGGTGATCGCCAGGGGTGTTCAACGCACCCCTTTGCACCCCTGTGCACTAGTCGCACCCCCGACGGCGGCGCTGATCTCGGCTCATCGCAATCGACTGAGCCAGAGGGGCTGTGGGATGAGAGAGAAACAGAAGTCGCATGCGCATCTTCCTGAAAAATGGGATGAAAGTGGGTCGCTTCCACGCCTCGCGCTTCGCCCGGCAGCGCCGTTTGGCCCGGGCCGACCGCGAGGATCTGACCCAGGACATCCTCCTGGTCATCCTGGAGGCGGGCCAGCGCTACGACGCCGCGCGGGCGTCCTGGGCCACCTTCGTCGCCGTGCTCGCGCAGCGTGCCGTCATCGATCGGGCGCGCCAGCCATTGTCGCCCGAGTGCGTGTCCCTCGACGGTCAGGGCGCGGCTGCCATCCTGCGCAGCCTCGCCGCGCCGCAGGTGGATCCGGACATCGCCGTCGCGTTTGGGCGCGTCGACGAGGATCTGCCAGCGGCGCCGCGGGCGCTGCTGCGGCGGATCATCCTGCACCGTGATGTCGCGGCTGCGCGCGACGCCGGCGCTGTCTCCCCCGCCACCTTCTATCGCGAGCTGCACGACCTGCGCTGCTGGCTCCGCGCGCTCGGCGTGCGCCCTGCGCCCGCAGCAACCATGCGCGCGACAACGCCGATGCCTTTGGGGCCGTGAGAAGGATTTCGCGCAGATCCGTAAATAACAAAGTGAGCACCACGCGTCGAAGGGAGCCCCACACGATGCGCTTCAAATCCCCTGAACTGCTGTCGAACGAACTCATGCTGAGCATCGAGGATCTGCTCGATGTCGTGCTGACGGAGAACGGCCTGTGCGACCGCTTCGCCGACGCGGCGCCCGGCGATGCCATCGTCTACCACATCGGCCTGCTCGCCCGCGATCGCGACAAGGCGGCGTCCGAACTGCCGGCCGACCGGCGCGAGGAACTCGAGGCTGTCGCGCGGCGCGTCTGGGCGATGGCGGAGGCTGGCCTTGGCCATCTCGTGCAGCGCCGCGTCGCTGAAGGGCGCTGCGCCTATCTGGTGATCGTCCGGCCTCGTCCGCTGAGTGCCCGCAGCTCGGCGGGCTATGCGCTGGCCGACCTGCTCGGCCGGGAGGCGGCGTAATGGAAGCCACCCGCCGCAATCACCCGACGATCGACGACATGCGTCTGCTGCCGATCGGCCAGGTGATCGACCTGCCGGACGAGAATCTCGCTCTGCTGCAGGAGGAGGCGCGATCGCGCCTCGACATTGCCAAGCGGGCGCTGGACTGGATCGAGGGCGCCATCGCCATGCGCTACGAGCAGCGCGCCATCGGTGCCCGCGCCCTAGCGGGTAAGGACACTGGGACGGTCCGCTTCCAGGACGGCAACGTCGAGGTCACCGCCGATCTACCGAAGAAGGTCGAGTGGGATCAGCGCCGGCTGGCCGCGCTCGCGGAGCAGATCCGCGCCGGGGGTGAGGACCCCGGTGAGTATGTCGAGGTCAGCTTCAAGGTGGCCGAGCGGTCCTATGCCGCCTGGCCCGAGCGCATCCGCCTGGCCTTCGAGCCTGCACGCACCGTGCGCACGGGCAAGCCGACCTACCGGCTCGCGATCCTGTCCGACACGGAGCGGCGCGACAGCCCGCATGCCGGTGCTCTCGGAGGGCTCAGCTGATGGCGCTCCGGATTGTCACCGCCGATGAGCGCCTGTCGCGCACGGCCAACAAGACCACCATGGCGCTGTTCGGCCCGAGCGGCGTGGGCAAGACCACGCAGCTCAAGACCTTGCCCGCGGCAGAGACGATCTGCATCGACCTCGAGGCCGGCCTCAAGTCGGTGCAGGACTGGCGCGGCGACAGCATCCCGGTCCGCTGCTTCGAGGACGCCATCGACATTGCCTGCCTGGTCGGCGGCGTGAATCCTGCCGCCGGCGAGCACGGCGTGTTCTCGGTCGCGCACTACCAGCACCTGGCCACTGCGCATCCCGATCTGGTGCAGCTGATCGCCGGCAAATCCATCGTGTTCGTGGACAGCATCACCGACCTCACGCGGCAGGCGATGGCCTGGGCCAAGACGCGACCCGAGGCGTTTTCCGACAAGACCGGCAAGCCCGATACCCGCGGCGCGTATGGCCTGCTCGCCCGCGAGGTCATCGGCCTGCTGAAGCACCTGCAGCACGCGCCGGGCAAGACCACGATCATGGTCGGCATCCTGGAGAAGGTGACCGACGAGTTCGGCAAGGTGACCTGGCAGCCGCAGATGGAAGGCGGCAAGGCCGCGCGAGAGCTGCCCGGGATCGTCGACCAGGTCGTCTCCATGGGGCTGTTCAGCCGCGAGGGTGAGACCTGGCGCTACGACCCGGAGCGCGGGACCGAGCGCCGCCTCGTCTGCCGCGCCGGCAACAGCTTCAGCCTGCCCGCGAAGGATCGCTCTGGCCGTCTCGATGAGACGGAGCCGGCCGACCTCGCCGCGCTGCTCCGCAAGATCAACGCAACCAGCACCAGCCAGGGGTGATGCCATGACCTACGACATGAACGATGCCGAACTGCCGCGTGGCTCTGACCTCATCCCGGACGGCAGCTTCGTGAAGGTCACCATGCACCTGCGCAAGGGCGGGCTGGATGGTCAGGGCGAAGCCGACCGCGGCCTGCTCAAGGCGACCAAGACGCCCGGCAGCGACGTGAAGATGCTGGACTGCGAGTTCACCGTGATCGCCGGCCAGCACATCCGCCGCAAGTTCTGGCAGACCTTCACCGTCGTCGGCGGAAAGGTGGACGAGCAAGGCGTCTCCATCGGCTGGAAGATCTCGAAGGGGGTCTTCCGGGCGATGATCGACAGCGCCCTCGGCCTGGACTCGCAGGACATGAGCGAGGCGGCGAAGGCCAAGCGCATGCTGCGCGGCCTGTCCGACCTGCACGGCATCACCTTCGCGGCGAAGGTACGCGTCGAGCCGGCGAGCGACCCGCGCTATGCCGACAGCAATCGGCTGGACCGCGTCGTGCTCCCGGGCGAGCCGGAATACGCCAAGGTCATGGCGGGCGAGGCCGTGCCGGCGCAGCCCAGCAACCGGCCGGCGCGTCCCGCCGCCGCGACGGCGGCCACGCCGCCCGCCTGGGCCGCGCAGGGCGCCGCCACGCCACCCGCGGCCGCACCCCGCATGTGGGAGCGCCCCGCCGCCACCAGCCCCGCCCCGGCGGCGCCCCAGACCGCAGAACCGCCCCCTCCGGCGCCGGCCATGGGCGGCCCGGCTTGGTTGAACGGGTGATGCGCCGATGGTTCGTCGCCGCTGGGCGCGGCCGACGCCGCCGCGTGCCGCGGTGGCAACGCCAGCGCCGCTCCCTGGCTGCACACCAGCAGATCAGGTCCGGCGCCTCACCTGCGCGCTGTGCCGACGTGAGGCAAAGGGCTTCGGCTACATCCACGAGCTTCGGCTCGGCAGCCATCCGAAGCTGTCCTTCTGCTCAATGCGCTGCTGCGAAGCCGGCAGCGTACTGGCGCGGCGGAGCGGCGGCGTGATCGACAAGACGCCTATGGAGGCACGCGCGGTGAAGGACGCGCGCCGGCCGCTCGCCGAGGTGCTGGTGGAACTGAACCTCATGGCGCCGTTCCACGACCGCAGCGCGACGGAGATCGATCGCATCATCGAGGCCTGCGTCGATGGCTTCCAGACATCGATGCAGCGCCAGGCTGCCGAGCGGGATCCGCTCGACGACCCTCTCCCATTTTGAAGATGATCATGATCCTCGACCTCAATCATCAATCCGGCCTGGTCTATGGACGCGCCGCGCACGGCGTGGCCGACACCACTGCGCTCATCAATGCGCATGTCGATGCCGCGCTGGTCGCGCGCAATCAGCAGCAACGCCCGCGCGACTATCTCGGCGGCAGCCGCATCGGCGAGGCCTGCGCACGCAAGCTGGTTTACGAGGTCACGCACGCGCCGAAGGATCTTGACCGAGACTTCGACGCCGGCGTCCTCCGCATCTTCGATGCCGGACACCAGTTCGAGACGCTGTCCATTCGGTGGCTCCGTCAGGCCGGGTTCGATCTGCGTGACCGTGGCGCCGATGGTGAGCAGTTCGGCTTTGCCGCCGCAGGCGGAAAGCTGCGCGGCCATGCCGATGGCGTCATCGTCGCGGGGCCCGATGTCGGCATCCAGTGGCCCTCTCTTTGGGAGCACAAAGCCCTCGGTCAGAAGTCGTGGAACGATCTGGTCAAGCACGGCCTGCGCCACTCCAAACCGATCTACTTCGCCCAGGTGCAGCTCTACATGGCCTACCTCGAGCTCGAGATAGCGCTGCTCACCGCGCTGAATCGCGACACCCTGGCTTTGCATCACGAGGCGGTGCCCTTCGACGCAGCGGAGGCGCAGCGCCTGTCCGATCGCGCGGTCGACATCCTGCGCGCTGCTGAGGCCGGCGAACTCCCGCCGCGCATCGCAGCCCACGCCGATTTCTACCTCTGCCGCTTCTGCCCTTACGCGACCCAATGCTGGGAGACACACGCATGAACGACAGCGCGCGAGCAACGCCTCCTGCGGCATATGAATTGAAGCGGCTTGTTGCCGCTCGTCGGCAGGCGTTCTGGAAGTCGGACATCATCGCCGATCTTCCGAGCGCCTCGATCTATGTGTTTCCCGACCAGCAGGCATTCGACGGTGACGAGGTCGACCAGTTGGCGCGCCGTCTCAGTAGCGATCCGCCGCGGCTTCCGCATTCCGACGTCATCTTTGAGGTGGTGGATTCGCAGCAAGGCGGACGATCGAGCGTGGTCTATGCGAGGGAGAGAGACGGCGCGATCGACGCCGTGCTGTTCGCGCGGCCAGGGCAGCGGGCGCAGTGGACCGATGCGATTTGCCACGCGCATTGTCGACCGGACGGATCTGGGTGGTGCGAGTTGAATCCGCACGTGCGACAGATCAGCCGGGAGAACGTGCTCGAAGTCGTGCAGGGCATGACGGTTCGTGCGACGGCCTTGATCATGGCGGAAGCCTGCACTGAGGAGGTGCCGCTTTCGCGGCTGCGGCGCACGATGCTCGCGAAGCACGGTGTTTCCGGTTGGACCTATCGGATTGCGTCGCTCGACCCCCTGACGCTGCGTCGTCTCTCTGAAACCCAAGGCGGCACGCACGCGCCGCCGCGCTGGCACATTCGCCGCGGCCATTGGCGTCAGCTCATCGATGGCCGTCGCGTTTTCGTCCGCGAATGCGAGGTCGGCGACATCGCGCGTGGTGGCGTGATCAAGGACTACCGCGTGTCAGCGAGCGATGAAGCATGAGCTTCACCCCATCGCCCCAGCAAGCAGACGGTATCCGCGCCATCGTGGACTGGTTCCAGAACCGCACGCACCAGCAGCAGGTGTTCCGGTTGTTCGGCTATGCCGGCAGCGGCAAGAGCACCGTCATCACCTACGCCATCCAGGCGATCGGCATCGACGTTGCAGCCAGCAGTGACGAGGAGGATGCGGCACGCCGCCGGATTCTCTTCGCGGCCTTCACCGGCAAGGCAGCGCTGGTGATGACGCGAAAGGGCACTCCCGCCTCCACCATCCACTCCCTCATCTATCGCGTCTCGGAGGCGACACCCGAGGAAATCGATCGCGTCGAGCGCGACCTGCTTGACCTGCAGCGTGGCCTCGGGCGCATGGGGCCAGCCGAGCGCGCCTTCGCCGAGATGCAGATCAGCAAGCTGCAGCTGCGCCTGGCCGACATTCACAAGCCCACCTTCCTGCTGAATGAGCAGTCGCTGGTGCGCGATGCCGACCTCATCGTACTGGACGAGGTGTCGATGGTCGGGCCCGAGATGGCTGCCGACCTGCTCGCCTTCGGCAAGCCCATCCTGGTGCTGGGCGATCCCGGGCAGTTGCCGCCCATCAAGGGAACCGGCGCCTTCACGGAGGCACAGCCGGACATCATGCTCACCGAGATCCACCGGCAGGCTGGCGAGAGCGCCATCATCCGCCTCGCCACCATGGCGCGGCAGGGCATCGACATCCCGCCCGGCGAGCATGATGGGCACGTCTGGAAACTGCCGCGCAATGCGGTCCGGCCCGAGCAGATGCTGCGCGGCGGCCAGGTCATCTGTGGGCGCAACGACACGCGGCGCTGGCTCAACAGCCAGATCAAGCAGGCGGCCGGCTTTCCGGCACCCTATCCCGCGGGCCAGGACGAGAAACTCATCTGCCTCAAGAACCGCCACGACCTGAGCCTGGTCAACGGCATGTTCCTGTCGCTGACAGAGATCCGGCACGAGAGCGATCTCGCCTTCTCGGCCACCATCACCACCGAGGATGGTGTCGCCATCTCGGGCCGGCACCGCTTCTACAAGGGCCACTACGACGACCACGTCCGCTACGACCGGGAACGACTGACCCGCGACTATCGCGAGATGCGCGGGCTGATTGAGAGCAGCTGGGGCTATGCCATCACCTGCCACAAGGCCCAGGGCAGCCAGTGGGAGAACGTCGTCGTTTATGACGATGGGCTGAGCCGCACGGCCGAGGATCGCAATCGCTGGCTCTACACCGCCATCACGCGCGCGGAACGCGGGCTGGTGATCCTTGATTGACCTGAACGACGCCACGCCACCGGCACCATCCTTCCGCTACGATCTGGACGCCATCGGCGCCCGACTGCGCGACAGCGCCCATGCCTGGGTACCGGGGCTGTTCCCCAATGGGCGGCGCCAGGGCGATGAATGGCGGCTCGCCAATATCCAAGGCGCCCCGCCGCGCCAGTCCGGATCCTGCGTGATCATGCTGGCCGGCGAGCATGCCGGCGACTGGCACGATTTCGACGGTGCGCAGGGTGGTGGGCCATTCAGCACCTTGGAGCACGGCACCGGCTTGTCGGGCCGGCTGCTGTTTGCCGAGGCGGCGGCGCGTGTTGGCTGGTCGGGCGAGGCACCCGCACGGCAGGAGCCGCCACCCGCCCGCAAGCCCGAGCGCGACATGACGCATGAAATCGGCTTTGTGCGGGAGCACGCGGTGCCGATCGCCGACACCCCCGCCGCGCACTACATCCAGGGCCGCGGCCTGTCCGTCCCGCCCGACGCCGACCTGCTGTTCCATCCCGACCTGACGAACTTCGAGACCAAGGCCGGCTACCTGGCGATGATCGGGCTGGTCCGCGACGTCGCCGGCGAGGTGATCGCGCTCCATCGCACCTATCTGCACCAGGATGGCGACACCGTCCGCAAAGCGGATGTCCCCAAGCCGCGCATGATGATGGGCAAAGTCGGCGGTGGCGCGGTGCGCCTGGCCCCGATCGGTACCCATGGCGTGCTCGGGCTCTGCGAGGGCATCGAGACCGGCCTCGCCGTCATGGCGGCCTGCCCAGGGCTGCCGGTATGGGCCACGCTTTCCACCTCCGGCCTCGAGCAGGTGCAGCTGCCGCCCGAGGCCCGGCGCATCATCATTCTCGCCGACCATGACACCTCCGGCGCCGGCATGCGCGCCGCGGACGCTGTGGCAGGCCGCCTCCGCCGCAACGGCATCGTCACCGCCATCGCCAGGCCGCCGCAGGAGGGCGACGACTTCAACGATGTGCTCGGCCGCGATGGTCCCGTGGCAATCGCCGCCCTGGTGGACGCCGCCCTGCGCAGTGCCGCCACGCCGCCAGCTCCAGCGGAGGACGAGACCGGACGCCACCTGCCGTTGGGCTTTCTGGAGCCCGCAGCGCCATTGCCGGTGCTGCGCGCCGATGAGGGCAATCTCCGCCGCGCCACCGACCGCGCCTGGAGCGCCATCCTTGCATCCAACCGCACGCCCTGGCTGTTCCGCCTGGGCGGACTGCCCAGCTGGGTCACGCCGGACGATGAGGGCCGGCCTGCCGCCGCCACCGTCTCGGAGGAGCGCCTGCGTCACATGCTCGCCAAGCTGGCGGATTGGCGGAAGGTCAACGCGAAGGGCGACGCCATTCCCGCGCCGCCGCCCACCGGCGTGGTGAAATCCCTGCTGGCCACCCCGGATCCCGGCCTGCCCATCCTCGCCGGCATCGTCACCACGCCCGTGTTCGGGCGCGGCGGCGTGCTACTGACCGAGCCCGGCTACCACCCCGACGCCCGGCTGCTCTATCGCCCGACAGCGGGCTTTCGCCTGGCACCTATTCCAGACCGTCCATCGGCCCAGGACATCGCTGCCGCGCGCTGCCTGCTGCTGGATGACCTGCTTGGCGATTTCCCCTTCACCAGCACCGCCGAACGCGCCCATGCGCTGTCCCTGCTGCTGCTGAGCTTTCTCCGGGCGATGATCGACGGCCCAACGCCGCTGCATCTCATTGAGAAGCCCACACCCGGCACCGGGGCCACGCTCATGGTGGACGTGATCGCCACCGTGCTGACCGGCGTCGGCGCCTCCGTGATGACCGAGGGCCGCGACGACGAGGAATGGCGTAAGCGCATCACCGCCAAGCTGCGGCAGATTCCCTCACTGATCCTGATCGACAATCTGCGCGAGCAGTTGGACAGCTCGGCTCTCGCCGCGGCCCTGACCGCGCCGTTCTGGGAGGACCGCATCCTCGGGCAATCCGAGATGACGCGGCTGCCGATCCGCTGCGCCTGGGTCGCCACCGGCAACAACCCCACCTTCTCGAACGAGATGGCGCGGCGCCTCGTCCGCATTCGGCTCGACGCGCACACCGACCAGCCCTGGCGCCGCGACAGCTTTCGCCATCCCGACCTCATGGTGTGGGTGCGCGTCAATCGTGGCAGGCTGGTCGCCGCCTGCCTCACCCTCTGCCAGGCGTGGATCGTGGCAGGCCGGCCCCGCGGCGGCCGCAGCATCGGCAGCTACGAGATCTGGGCGCAGACGCTGGGCGGCGTGCTGGAGGTGGCCGGGATCGAGGGCTTCCTCGGCAACCTCGACGAGATGATGGCAGCATCCGACAGCGAGGGTGGCGCGTGGCGTGCCTTCGTGCAGACGTGGTGGGATCGCTTCGGCACCGCCGAGGTCACCGTCAGCGACCTCTTCGGGCACGCCAGGATGGCCGATCCGCCGTTGCCCTTTGGCGGCAAGGAAGAGCACGCACAGCGCATTTCCTTCGGACTGGCCCTCAGGAAGCTCCGCGACAGGTCGATCCGCATCAGCGGCCGCACCGTTCACGTCAGGCCCGCTGCCACGGCCCACAACGCGCAGCGGTGGCGTCTCACGCCGTCCACAAAATGCGACGCCGGGCAACTCTCCCCACTCTCCCCGGTCACCGCACCTGAGGGGAGTGTTGAGGGCCTCCGGGGAGAGTTTGAATTCAACACTAGTATCGAAACGATCAAGGTAGAACCTGGCCCCAGGGAGGGTGGGGAGAGTGGGGAGTGTTTTTCTAACCCTCACACGTGCGCACGCGTGCGCACGCACATGAATGGCCCAGGAGCCGGAAATCACTCCCCACACTCCCCACCCTCCCCAAACCCTGATTTGACCTTGGTTTCCGGCGGGGAGGGTTCAAAACCAACCCTACCAACACTCCCCGAGCCCTCCTGGCTGGATGGGGTGCCGTGATGCGGCGGCCGTACAGCACCGGGCCGCCGGTGACACTGCCATCCCGAAAGCCGGGCAGCGACGGCGAGCTCCGCCAAGAACCGCGCCGTCGCCGCCCTCACCAGGATCATCCCCTCTCGGAGACCACCATGGCACCCGC